GCGGATTCTGCCGCCTACCCCCGCAGAATCCGCACCCGGAACCCTAATGAACCCTACATCTCTGCCTACGGCAGAGATGGTGGCGCCAAAGCGCACCACAGCCGGCAACGCCGGCGATGTGGTAGCCGCCTACGTCCAGGGCGCCAAGGATGCCGGGCTGGACACCCCGGGCCAGTCGCTGCGAAATCGCGTCGGCAAACAGGCACGGGAACTTCTGCGCGAAGGCAAGCCCGTGGGCAAGCTCACCGCCGCCGCCCGGCACATGGGTGCCGTCGGCTGGGACGACCTGGCCCGGCAGTTGCAGCGGGACGGGGCCCGCGCGAACGGCCACGAGCCATCACCGGGCCACCAGCCCTACCGCAACCCCGACGACGCCTCCGCCTACGAGGGAGACCTCTGATGACCGCAGACCCCGCAGCGGCCTATGACGTGTCCACCCGGGACGGGTTCCTGCGCCGGGTGACGGACGTGACCGACCGGCGCATCCCGCCCCGCTACCGCCACGCCGCACCCACTGACCCGGCTGTCATGGCGTGGTGCGATTCCTTCACCGAAGGCAACGCCCGGTCGTTGCTGATCCTTGGCGTGACAGGTGCGGGCAAGACCTATCAGGCGTACGGGGCGCTGCGGGAGCTGGCCACCCGCGGCATCACCGCCCAGTGGGCCGCTATCACCGCCCCGGACTTGTACGCCACGCTGCGGCCCCGCGAGGGCACCGACAGCGAGACCGAGTTCCGCCGCTACGCGGACGTGCCCCTGCTGCTGCTGGACGACCTCGGCGCAGCCAAGGGCAGCGAGTGGACGGAGGAAGTCACCTACCGGCTCATCGGCCACCGCTACGACGCCATGACGCCGTGCCTGATCACCTCCAACGTGCCCACCGACCAGCTCCGGGCCGTGCTGGGGGACCGGGTGGCATCACGCCTCGCCGAGATGTGCCAGCGGGTCATCCTGCGCGGCACCGACCGCAGGAGAACCGGATCATGACCCTCACCCTGGATGCACCCGTGAAGTCTTCACCCCTGCCGCTGCGGCCCTACCAGGCCCAGGCCCTCGAAGCCGTCCAGTCCGCCCTTGACCGCGGCGTCACCCGCCAGCTTGTCGTTCTTCCCACGGGAGGCGGCAAGACCGTGGTCTTCGCCCACCTGGTGACGCGCCGCGACGGCCGGGTGCTGGTCCTTGCTCACCGGGACGAGCTGATAACCCAGGCCGCAGGCAAACTCGCGCTGGTCGGTGGCGCGCTCGACATCGGCATCGTCAAGGCAACCCGCAATGAGACCGATGCCCGGGTGGTGGTCGGCTCGGTGCAGACCCTGGCCCGTCCAGGGCGCATGGACTCCCTGGGGGAGTTCTCCACGGTCATCGTGGACGAGGCCCATCATGCGGTCGCGGACACCTACCTGGCCATCCTGGACGGCCTGGGCTGCATGGCTGATGGTGGCCCGCTCACGTGCGGGTTCACCGCGACGGCCGGGCGCACCGACAAAGTCGGCCTGGGGCATGTGTGGCAGGAAATCACCTACCAGCGCGGCATCATCCAGATGATCGCCGAAAGTTACCTGTGCGACGTGAAGGCCGTCCAGATCGGCTCGGACTTCGACCTGGGCAACGTGCAGGTCCGCGCGGGTGATTACACCGATGCCTCCATCGGCGCGGAACTGGAACGTTCCGATGCCTTGGATGCCGCCGCCGAAGCATACAAGCGGTACGCCAAAGACCGCCCGGGGGTGGCATTCACGCCGACCATCGCCACCGCTCACGCCCTGGCGGAAGCACTCACGCGCAAGGGCATCCCGGCTGCTGCGGTGGACGGGAAAATGCCCATTGACGAGCGCCGCACGGCGCTGGGCCGCCTACACCGGGGTGAGATCCAGGTCGTGGCGAACTGCGCGGTCCTGACCGAAGGCTGGGACGAGCCCAGGGTGTCGTGCGCACTGATGCTGCGGCCTACCAAGTCGGCCCCGTTTTTCGTTCAGATGGCCGGGCGCATCCTGCGCACCTACCCCGGCAAGGATGACGCGCTGATCCTTGACGTCAGCGGCTCATCCGATCTCGGGCTGGCCACGATCGCCGACCTCGCCGGCTTGCCTCCGGGCTCGGTGAAGGCCGGGAAATCCCTGCTGGACGCCGCCGAGGAACAGACCGCACTAAGCCAGAAGCGCATAGCCGTCGCCGCAGCACGTACCCGCACCGTGGATGTCCTGCGCCGCAGCGAACTGCGCTGGCTGGACGTGGACGGCTCCTGGGTGCTGCCAGCAGGCCAGGAAGTGATGATCTTGATGCCCGGCAGCGACACTGAGGACACCTGGAACGTGTGGCGCTGCGCCAAGGGCGGCACGCCTGTGATGGAGTCCGGCAAGCCGCTGTCGCTGGACTGGGCGCAGGGCGTCGGGGAGGAGATCGCCAGGGCGCAGGGCGGCATCCTGGCCCGCGCCGACGCCGCATGGCGCAAGAAGCCGCCCAGTGAAGCCCAGGTGGGTGCGCTGCAGCGCATGGGTTACGCGGAGCGGCTGCAGGGCATCACCCGCGGCGGCGCGGCCGACATCATGACCGCCCACTACGCCGCCAAGGACATCCGCAAACTCCGCAAGGCCGCATCGTGAGCGGCCGGGACGCACCCCCGCACGACATCGCCACTGAGCAGGCGGTGCTCGGTTCCATGATGCTGTCTGCCGATTCCCTGGCCACCTGCCTGGAACTGCTCAGGCCCGGCCCGGAAGTGTTCTGGCGCCCCGCCCATCAGCTGATGTTCGAGGCGGTCAGCTATCTCGCCGCCGAGGACGAGCCGGTGGACGCGCTTACGGTCAGGGCCGAGATGGAACGCCGCAAGACCCTCGCCAAAGCCGGGGGAGCGGACTACCTGCACGCCTGCCTCGCCGCCGTCCCGGTACCGGCCAGCGGCCCCGCATACGCCCGGGACCTGCTGGACCTGCACATGCGCCGCTCGCTCCACTCGGCCTCGCAGACCATCGCCCAGATAGCCACCGACCCAGGCGACCGCTCCCGCTCGGAGATGGCCGAAGCCGCCTACACCGTCCTGGACCGCGTGGCCGGGCACACCGCGGAAGCCATGCCAGCCTCGGTCGCCTCGCTGCTCCTGCCCATAATCGACGCCCTGGAAGCCGGCCGCAGCGCGGCAACGGGAGTCCCGTCCGGCTGGCGCGACCTGGACCGGGTGATACCCGGCTTCCGGCCCGGGGAACTAGTCGTGGTCGGTGGCCGGCCAGGCATGGGCAAGTCCATCATCCTGCTCGGCATCGCCGCCTACACCGGGATCGTCAGGCAGCGCCCCACGCTGATGTGCAGCCTGGAAATGTCCAAGGACGAGTGCATGGAACGGCTACTGTCCTCGTTTGCCGAGGTGCCCTTGGCCAGCATCCGTGACTGTGTGCTGACGTCCCACGACTGGGACAAGATCGCCAAAGTGCAGCCGCAGCTCAGCGCGGCGGACACGCTGCTAATCGAGGACAGCGCCGACCTGACCATCCACGACATCCGGGGCATGCTCCGGGCCATGGCCCGCGCGGGCCAGCCCGCCGAACTACTGGCCGTCGACTACCTCCAGCTGATGGGCGCGAGCGGGAAGCGGCCGGAGAACCGGCAGCTTGAAGTGTCGGAGATCTCCCGCAACCTCAAGAAGCTCGCCAAGGAGTTCGCCATCCCGGTGCTGGTCGGCAGCCAGGTCAACCGCGGCCCGGAACTGCGCAGCGACCACCGCCCGCTGCCCGCTGATCTGCGCGAGTCCGGCTCCCTAGAAAACGACTGCGATATCGCGATCCTGCTCTACCGCGACGACGTGTACTACGACGATTCCGCGCATACGGGCGAGATCGACCTGATTATCGCGAAGAACCGTCAGGGCCCGAAAACCACCATCCCGCTGGCGTTCCGCGGCCATTTCGCCATGTGCGCCGACCTGTACCGGGAGGCGTACTGATGATGATGACTGCCGAAACAATCACCCAAGTCCCGGCCAGTTCCCCCCGTGATCCCCTCGCCTGCCGGTTCTGCCCGGCCGGCGTAACCGATCTCGGTACCCGGGTGTTCGTGACCCACGCCGATGGCTGCCCTGCCGTCGTTGCCTGTTACCACTGCGACAGCGAGGTGCGGCTGCGGGGCAACAGGTTCCGGGTCATTCACACCGCTGACTGCCCGTGGCTGCCACTGGGGGGCGCAGGCGCCGTCCCGTGCGGTTACCGGGTGACGCACCGCGGCCCGTATGTGCGAGGTGCCGCATGAACGCCCCAGTTTGCAGGTGCAGGTGGCTTGTGTGCTGGGCTGTCTCGGCACTGGGGAGGGAGGCGGCGTGAACGTCTCTCAGTGCGACAACTGCCGCAGGCTCGACCCGTCGCAGACTCCCGCCGGCTGGCTGATAGTCATCCAGGCCGAGCCAGCGCCGTCCTCCTTCCTATCGGTGATCACCGGCTCCGGTGGTCCTGAGATTAAGGCGATGTTCTGCACCTGGAAGTGCGCGGCTGAGTACGCCATGGTTCAGGCGGTCACGGGTGAGGTTCAGGCGGACATCGACGCCGGGGGAGGCCCGTCATGAACCCTGACCTGGCCGAGGTGATCAGCATTCTGGCCCGGGCGTTGCTGTGTGAAGGCTGCGCCGGGATCCCCTCCGGCGTGTGCCGCACCTGCGGTCTCACCCGCGAGCAGTGGCGGGAAGCCGGCGACCCGGGCAGCATCAGCCGCCGCCGCATCGCGGCCCGCGTGTCACCGCGGCGCACGGGCCGCTGGCAGGACTCCGCCGAGTGCCGGGGCATGGACCCCGGCCTGTTCTTCCCCTCCGCCGGCCAGCACGTCCCAGTCGAGGCCATCGGTGCCTGCGCCCGGTGCCCGGTGCGGCGGGAGTGCTACGAGGCGGCCGTCGCGGGCCGTGAGCACGGGGTGTGGGGCGGTACTTCCGAAGACGACCGGCACCAGCGGCGGCAGGACAGGAACCGGGCAGCGAAGGAGCGGGCAGCATGACCACCGGCCAGCTTCTGTTCATCTCCGGGGTGTGCTGCGGCACCGCCGCCGTCCTGGCCGCCTGGGGCATCTGGGCGCTGTTCCACGACCCGGCCGACCGCCAGGCAGCCCCGGAGCCCGCCGAGCCGGAGCCCGCGCCGCCGCGCCTCGGCTGGGACGCGGGCCAGAAAACCAACTGGGGAGCCGTCGAGGCCCTGGCGTTCGACCTGATCGTTGAGGGGCTTGACGCGAAAGAGGCGGCAGCGAGAGAACGCGGGCCCGCACGTGAGGACGGCGAGGTGTCATGACCACCCACCGCACCCGGCCGCGTCTCAAGGACCGCTACATAGACCGCTTGATCGCCAATTCTCATGACTACGTGGCAAGCCAGGTGGTCCCGCAGGCCGTGGAACAAGCCCGCCGCGAAGCCGCTTCCGGTCTCGCTGCTGCTGTCGTCCAGGCACGGGCCGAAGGCTTCGCTGAGGCGGCGGAACAGATCGCCAGGGCCATCGAGGCTGCCACGCCGTGGTCACGGACCCACGTGTGCCCGGAATCCAAGTCATGTTCCTGGTGCATCGGGGTCAGGAAGGCGGCATACGACGCGAGGGTGGCACGCAGTGCCCGGCCCGGGCAGGGCATCCGAGACGGCGAGAGCGGTCACGGGGGTGGCCAGTGAAGCCGCCATTCACCTACTTCGGCGGCAAGACCGCCATCGCCGAGCGCATCGCCGCCCTGCTGCCGCCGCACGAGCACTACGTGGAGCCGTTCGCCGGGTCGCTCGCAGTGCTGCTGGCCAAGCGGCGGTCCCGCATGGAGACCGTGAACGATCTTGACGGCGACTTGATGAACTTCTGGCGCGTTCTGCGCGATGACCCCGAAGGGCTTGAGCGGGCGTGCTTCCTGACCCCCCATAGCAGGGGCGAGCACATCGAGGCGCACGACCGCGAGAATGTCACCGACCTGGAGCGCGCACGCCGCGTGTGGGTCCGGCTTACGCAAGGGCGCGGCGGTCACACGACCCGCCGCACCGGGTGGAGGTTCTACCAGGACCCGCGCGGCACGCACTCATCGATGCCCGAGTACATCGCGTCATATGCCAGGCGGCTGGCGCCGGCGGCCGCGCGACTGGCAGGCGTGACCCTGGAATGCAAGCCCGCGCTTGACCTGATCCGCGAGTACGGCCGCCACCCAGACACCCTGCTGTACGTTGACCCGCCATACCTCGGCAGCGTACGGACCTGGGGAAATAACTACGCCCACGAGATGCGCACCGAAGCCGAGCACGAGGCCCTGGCTGGGGTGCTCACCGGAATCCCGTCAACAGTGGTGCTGTCCGGCTACCGCTCGGCGCTTTATGACGAGCTCTACACCGGCTGGCATGAGCACCTGATCTCCACCCAGACCGGCAACGGGAAGGGTGACCGCAGCCGTACCGAGGTGGTGTGGTCCAACCGCCCCTTCCCTCAAGGCCACCTGTTCGATGCGGAAGGCGCGGCATCATGACCGGCCCCACCACCTGCACCACGAACGGCTGCGAGGCACAAGTCCTCGTGGCCCAGTCCCGCAGCGGCGGCACCCTCCGCCTCAGCCCGCTGCCCTTGCGCGAACCCCGCGCCGACGGCAAGAACGCGGTCACATGGGAAGCCGGCGGCGTCCTGTGGGCAATGGTCCTGCGGCCGGGAGAGACACCAGGGCCGGAGCAGACCTTGCACCGGATCCACGTGTGCCGTACTCCAGGTACCGAAGCGGTGCGCCAGGAGCGCTCCAGGACCGCGCACAGGCAGCGAGCAGCAAGGGGAAGGCCCCGGTCCTCCTCGCCGCTGAGGGGCGCTGTGGGCGTCCGCTGGGGGGCGCGCGGGGGCGACGCTGCATGACGACCCTCCGCGACTTGCCCCCGGATCACTACGTCATCGCCGAACTCGGCCACACCACCTCGGCCGCGGTCCCGCACGATGACCCGCTCGCCCCGCTGGCCCGCCGCTGGCTGCACGGCAAGCGAGGATCAGGGGACCGGGAAGCGATCGAGGCATGGCTCGAGGCCCACCCGCAGTACCGGATCACCCGCCTGCCCGCGGACGAGGCGCTGGTTCCGGTCGTTCTGCCGCCGCGTGGCCAGCTCACCTTGTGGGAGGCAGCATGACCGCCTGCACCGCTTCCCGCTTCGGTGAGCACGACTACTCCCAGCCGCCGCACAACACACCAGACAGCCCCCGTGACGCCCCCGGCGAAACTCCCTGCCAGGCGCAGAGTTCTGAGCTCGGCCCGTGCGAGCACGAGCGCGCCTACGAACTGACCGTCTTCCAGATCGCCACGCACGACTGGGTCCGGCTGTTCGCCTGCACACCGTGCACGGCGACCTTGCGTGAGCGTCATCACCGGCTGGGGCCAGGAGGCGGCGAAGGAGTAGCCAGGGTCACGCTCGCGGAGTGGGTGCCGTGATGAGACGTGACCACACCAGGCCCCCGTTCTGGTGGAAGCCCTGGCTCACCCCCTGGTTTGGGGTCATGGGGTGGTGGTACCGGGAACGGGCTGTCAAAGAAGCGGCGAGGGAAGGAGTGGCCTGATGTGGTCACGGAGCGGGGCAGCGGGGCTTGTGCTGCTGGGCGTAGGGCTGGAACTGGGCGGCCCACCGTTCGGCTTCGGCTTGCTCAATCACGTAGGTACCTCCCATCAGTACGGCGCTCAGGTTGCCTCGCTGGATCTCGCGCTCGACGGTGCGGCGGGTAACGTCACGCAGTTTGGCCACATCAGCGGTCGTCATCACGGAATCATCGTAGATGGCTTGACGTACCCGCGACAAGCTAAGTAAGGTGGATGTCGTGAACGCGACAACTTCCCTTAAGCCCGGCGACGAGGTTCTGGTATTTGACCGGACCGATGGCCGCAAGGGCACGGAATACCCCGGTGAGGTCGTCAGGGTCGGCCGCAAGCTGGTCATCATCGCCTACGGCGAGACCCGGCCCTACCGCCGTGAGGCCAAGTTCCGTATAGAGACCGGCATGATTGCCGACGCCTACGGTGGCGCTTGGTTCAAAACCCCCGAACAGGCGGCAGCAGACGCCCGCGCCGAGGAGGCCAAGCGCATTCTCCGGGACGCCGGGCTTGAAATCCGCCTCGGGCACCGTCCCCCAGGCGCGCTCCTGGTGGCCCTTGCCGAGGTCGCCAAGACGTTCGGGCAGGAGAACTGAGCGATGGGTAGCCGTTCCTACTCCCGGCACGGCAACGGCCGGTTCCGCCGCGCAACGCTGGAGAACACTTTCGGCCTGAGCGCGCCCACCTGC